GCCATGGGTCGATCCTAGTCACCCGCTGTATCCATATCCGACCGGCAAGCTGTTGTGGACGTGCCGTGGTGTGGACGATGAATGGCTGTGGTTCGAAGAACCTGGTCCGCAAACGGTCGGTGGCGAGCCGCGGTCAACAATCTCACGGACGTTCATTCGATCGGGCCTCAAAGACAACCCCGACCTCGATAGCACGAATTATCGCAGCCAGCTCGAGCAAATGCCCGAAGAGCTGCGCAAGCGGTACCTCAAGGGTGACTTCACCGCTGGCGCACAGGACGATGAATTTCAGGTCATCCCGACCGATTGGATACGAGCCGCACAGGATCGCTGGAAAGCGGATGACGGCGAAACAATGGAAACAGTCGGCGTCGACGTGGCGCAAGGCGGCAATGACAACACGGTCATGGCGCCACGATGGAAGGGCAAGAGCACCACGCATTGGTTCGACAAGCTGCGCAAGTGGAAAGGGGTGGAAACGCCTGATGGGGCAACAGTTGCCGGGCTGTTTATCCAGGTTCAGCGCAACGCTGCGCAAGCCAACATCGACATGGGCGGTGGCTATGGTGGGTCAACGTTCGAAAAGCTGCGGGAAGCAGAGTTGAGCGTGTTCGGGTTTGTGCCGTCTGAAGGGTCGGATTCGCGCACGCAAGACGGCAAGCTCGGTTTCCGCAATCGTCGCGCTGAAGCAACGTGGCGGTTGCGAGAGTTGCTGAGCCCGGAAAGCCGGGAAACAGTAGCTTTGCCGCCTGATGCACAGCTTCGCGCCGATCTCGCGTCGTATCGCTGGAAGCTGGTTTCCGGCGGCATCATCCAGGTTGAGGCCAAGGACGACATTCGCAAGCGCATTGGGCGGTCGCCCGACGATGGCGACGCGGTGATCATCGCCATGTCGACCGGTGCGCGTAGGGCCATTCCACGCCAGCGCGATATGCACGCCTTGCCGGCCTACGCCAGCACATCACGACCGCCATTCAGAAGGGCCATGAGATGACACCGAAAATTGGCGCTCCGCCAAAGCAGCCCGACCCGGTACGCATGCCGTCTGCAGATGATCCTGACATCATCGCAGCCAAGCGCAAAAAGCTCATGGAAGATTTCTCCGGCCGCGACGGTCGCGCCGCAACTCAGCTTACCGCAGCCGGCACAGGTGGCGCGCACAACCGGACCACGCTCGGTTAATGGCAGAAAACAACGCCGTCGAACTGATCAAGCGTGGCGATAAGCGGTTTTCCGCGCGGGCAAGCCTTGACGGCATGCGCCACGAAATTGCGCTTAATTTCGCACCGTTGTTGGCAAGATGGACGTCTGAGCCGATGCTCGGGGAAGATTACGCCAATCACATGGTGGATGGTACGCCAGCCCTGTTAGCCAGGGATTTCGTATCACAGATCGGCGCCATGCTGCGTCCGCCCGGCAAGCAATGGTTTTGGTTCCGCACCAGCAACGAGCACGTAAATTCCGACGTTGAGGCCCGCGCGTATCTCGATTGGCGGTCGCAACGGTTGATGCGCATTCTCAATGATCGCGTCACCGGATTTTCGGCGGCCGTGAAGCAAGCTGACGAGTTTTTTGGCCTGATGGGTGACGCAGTGTTGAGCGTCGACATGGGTAACGAACTGGATAGCCTGCGCATTAAGAATTGGCATACAGCCAATGTCACATGGGCGATTGGCGCGGACAACCAGGTGGACACGATCACACGCCGTGAGCGTGTGGCAGTGCGCAACGTCCTGCGACGATTCCGGCAAAAGGGCGATGTCATTCACCCGAAGCTCAAAGAGTTGGCGGAAAAGGATGGTGAAGCGACGGTTGAAATTCGTCATGACGTCCTGCCAGCCGATGAATATGACGCTTATATCAAAGGATCATCGCTTAAGCGCAAGGATGGTTTCGCGTCGGTCTGGATAGACGTCACAAACCGCTGTGTGATACGCGAAACGCATCAGCCAACACTGCGCTATGTCGTGCCGCGGTGGGTGACTTTAACGGATTGCGCCTATGCGATCAGCCCGGCAGCAACGATTGCTTTGCCTGATGCACGGTTGCTCCAGCAGCAAGCGGCGGCAATTCTTGAGGCAGCCGAAAAGCAGATCAATCCGCCGCTGATCGCTCAAGGCGGCGGCGTGATATCTGGCAACGCCGTCAAACTCGAAAGCAGCGGCATCACATGGTTGGACCGCTCTTATGACGAGCGCATGGGGGAGCCGGTAAAACCGCTGGAGTTGGGCAAGAATTTTCAGCTCGGCATCGATAACATGATGCGTACGGAAGGACAGCTTTCACGAGCATTTTACCTCGACAAGCTGCGTCTGCCTGACACACGCAATTCGAAGTCGACCATGGAAATCCAATTCCTGATCGATGAATACGTGCGGTCGGCACTGCCGTTGTTCGCGCCCATGCAGGTCGAGTACAACGATGGCCTGCTTTATGAGGTGGATAAACTGGTGCAGCAATTCGGCGGCTATGAAGGCCGCGAAATGCCGGAAATTCTGAAGGCCAAGCCAGAATTTACCTTTCAGTGGGATAACCCACTCAGCGATATGATGGAGCGCCAGAAGTCGCAGATGGTCGCGGAAATATCGCAGATCGCGCAAACGGTCGCGGCACTGGATGCCGCTGCGGCCCAAACACCATCCTTGCAACAGATCGATACGGGCAAGATGTTCCGCGAGACGGTCATGGGGCTTGGGGCTGCGTCCTGGGTGCTCAGTCAAGACGAAGCCGACGAGCGCGCGGAAGCGACAAGCGCCGCGGCGCAACAGCAACAAATGTTGGCTGCGGCCCCGGACATTGCCCGCGTCATCGACAGTGGTGTGAACGCCGCGGCGACGGCAGCAACGATCCCGAGCCAGGGCGAGCCGGGATTCTCTCTGCCGATGCCGGTGTGATCATGACCATCCAAGACTTTAGTTGGAAAAAAGCCGACATCCACGACCTTGTGGCGGTGTGGAACGGTTCTGGCGACGCAGCCACACAGCGCCGCGTGATCAAGCACATGGTCGAGATGCTTTGCCGTATCAACACCGTTCCGCTTGTTCCTGGCAACCCTGATCTCACAGCGTTCAACGCTGGTCGCATGTGGGTAGGCCGTCAACTGCAAAACGGCCTGACACTCCCTGTCGACCGGCTTATCACTGAGGCACCGAATGACGACACTCGCAGCAGCAGCACCAGCACAGCAACCGATCGCGTCGACACCGTCGCCAGCGTCGGACGTAGCGCCCGCACCCGCAGCACCCGCTAGCCCACTTCAATCGCAGCCGCCGGCGGCAATCACTCAGCCGGCGCCTGACTGGCGCGCGCGAATGGCTGGCGACGATGTCAAAGCCTTGGAGGCGTTCGCCCGCTACAAGGACGAAGGTGAGTTAGGCAAGGCTTTTCTGGAGCAGCGTAGTGCGCTTTCGAAGAAGTCGGAGCCACTTCGGCTGGTCGACAACGCTACGCCGCAACAGATTGCCGAATATCGCAAGGGCCTTGGCGTTCCGGAGATTGCTGCCGATGCCAAAGCGGATGCCTATCTTGAAGCCTACAAGATCGCTCCGCCTGATGGTTACGCAATGGACCCGCTGCAAAAGTCGATGATCGAAGGTTTTGCCAAGCAAGCCTACGATTCTGGCGCATCGCCGCGTGAGGTCAAGCTCGCGACTGATTACTTTTTCAAGACGCAGGCCGACGGTGTCAAGGCCATGGATCAGCTGCACGCGACCAAGCAAAAAGAATGGTCGCAGGCGTTGAAAGACGAATGGGGCCGTGACTATGACGGCCAATTTGCTGCGGCAGACAGTTATTTTCAGCAAGCGTTCTCGGAGGACGAACGGGCAGCGCTGGTTGCGGCTGAACTTCCGGGCGGCGGCAAACTTGGGGCAAATCCCACATTCATCAAGATGCTGAACGACCTGGCTCGCCAGAACGGGTTCACCGATCGCATCGAAACCACGGCCATGGAAGCAGGCGGCAAGAGCCTGGAGCAGCAACAGCTTGATCTCGAAAATCTGCGCATGACGAATCGCGCGCTCTATAACGAGGCCGCAACGCAAGATCGACTGACCAAGATCATCGATCTGCGCTTGAAGCGTGGCGAGATCGATGAAAGCGGCAACCCGGTGCGCAAGCGCCGCGCCGGCTGACAACAAATTCGTACTGCGGTCACCCCGGAAACGGCACCGCGCGCCTACCGCGTATCCACGCCATAACTCGCTCCGCTTCGCTGTCTGATCGGCTCGCTTCGCGACACCCCGATCAACATGCACCAGCGGCCACCCGAAGCCATGGCACCCCAGAAAGGCAACACTTTTAGGAGGCCAGAATGGCTACTCCCGGCGAAATGATTAAGTATCGACGCGAGTTTATCGGCGTTTACAACGTCGGTGTCTCGCTCTTAAACGACCGGTTCACGTCCGAAAGCATGGACATGGGGCGATCGGTCGTCTTCGACATTGTCGGCGTCGGCGGGCGCATGCAGAACCGAGCAATTGAAGGTCGCATTCCGCGCACGTCGGTTAGCGATTCACAGGTTACCGTCACGCTGAACGAAACGGTGAAGAAATTCGAAGTTACAGACTTCGAAGCCTTCGTGTCGATGTCCGACGAACGCGCCAAGATGAACCATCGAATCATGGAAAGCGTGAACCAGGAAATCGACTACACGATCCTGAACGAGCTTTCCAACGCGGCCAATACGGCGGCTGGTTCGGGCGCGGCTATCACGCTTTCGCTGTTTACCAGCGTCATGGCTGAGCTGGGCGTTGCATCGGTCCCGAATGGGCCAACCGATCTGACGTGGATTGTTTCGCCCCACTTTGAGGCGAAGTTGCTCAACCTCACGGCCTATACGTCGGCTGATTACGTGGCGAGCAAACCGCTTGAGAGTGGCGGCAATGCTTACGACGGCACGCGGAAGATCAAGAACTTCCTCGGCGCCGGGATGCTTGTTCACCCCAATCTTCCAGGCGCCGGCACGTCTGCGTGCACAACTTACCTTGTGCACCGCAAGGCGCTTGGCGTCGCAGCCCCCACGAGCCAGATCAAGTACGCAGCCGGCTATAACGATGAAGATCACTATCACTATTGCTCGGCCACGCTGAAGTCTGCTGCAAAAATCTTGCAGCAGAGCGGTATCCGCAAATT